ATCCGGGGCATCATGCCTCCTATCCGCAAGACCCCCGGCACGCAGCTGATCTCTTATACCGCTGACGTAACCCTGGAGGACGGCGACGTGGGCGCTGGCGAGGTCATCCCGTACAGCAAGGCGACCATCACACAGGCCACCAAGGCAGACCTGACCATCAAGAAGTATGCCAAGGCCGTTCCCATCGAGGACGTGGACAAGTATGGCGCGGAGATCGCCGTGGAAAAGAGCGACGACGCTTTTCTCACTAAGCTCCAGAACGTGGTGTTTGGGGACTTCTACACCTTCCTGAACACCGGTTCTCTCACCGGCACCGCAACCACCTGGCAGGCCGCCCTTGCAAAGGCCCAGGGCGAGGTTCTGAACAAGTTTGCGGTTATGGCGAAGGATGTCACATCTGTTGTTGGATTTGCCAACATCCTGGACGCCTATGACTACCTGGGCACGGCGGACATTACTGTCCAGACCCAGTTCGGCATCAACTATGTCAAGGACTTTATGGGGTATTCCACTCTGTTCCTGCTTCCTGCTACTGTTTCCGGCAATGCAGCCATTGCGCGTAATACGGTGATCGCCACCCCTGTGGAAAACATCGACCTGTATTATGCCGATCCGGGCGATAGTGAGTTTGCCCGGCTGGGCCTGAATTACACCGTACAGGGCGAGACCAACCTAATCGGCTTCCACGCTCAGGGCAACTACAGCACCGCTGTAGGCGAGAGCTACGCCATTATGGGCATGAAGCTGTGGGCTGAGTATCTGGATGGAATTGCCAAGATTACTGTTTCGGTGGGGGGTTAATAGGGTCTGACACCTTAACGCTATTCCCCAGCAGTCAGACCCTATTGGGGAAGCAGGTGTCCGACCTGGTAGGCAATGATCTGATGGTCAAGGCAGACGGTTCAGTCTCTGGTACATTCCATCATGTGACAGGATACACTGAGTTCAGTTCAGAACCGGATGAACAGGATGGCTATTACTTCCCGTTTCACCTGACAAAGACTGGAAGCAAGATGACATTCAAAAAGAACGGTTCTCCTACAAAGCAAGACATTACCTTTGATCCGGACATTATTTTCCGTGTGACAAAAACGGATACTTTTGAAGTTCTGGTGGATGGGAAAAGCGTTGTGATTTTCCGTTTTGACGGAGCTTCGTTTGAGTAAAAACAGGAGGCGGCATGAAGTTTATTCCGAATTACCGCGTGTGCTATGACGGCCGGTTTTATGAGGCTGGTTCTCCGTTCCAGATCAGGGACGAAGACGCGGATACAATGCAGAAGCATGGGACAGTATTCCATGAACCTTCGCCGCCTCCTGCTGCCCCAAGAAAAGCAGGAAGACCAAGGAAGGTGAATCATGGAGAATCTGGAAAGGCTGAAACTGCGCACCAATGAATCCGATGAAGCGCTGCTTCAAGAACTTTTGGAGAGCGCTAAACATGCGATTTTGGCACGCCGGTTCCCTTATGGAGAATACCCGGAAACATTGGAGCCTCGCTACAGTGACCTGCAGGTACGGATTGCACTGGCGGCTTATAACAAGCTGGGGGCGGATTATCAGACCAGCCACAAAGAAAATGGCGTAGACCGTGGATGGGCGTCGGAAGGAATACCAGAGGAATTGCTGCAGGAGGTTACTCCTGTTGTAGGAATGGTGCGGTGATATGAGAAATCTACGCGCAAATTTGAGTACGGTTTATTACAAGAACTATATTGGGCAGGTAGAGATTGAGGATCAGTACGGGAATGTGACCGGAAATTTTGTCCCGCTTTACACTTCGCAAAAGAAGGCATACCTTTGTGTTTCTCCCAATAAAGGGAGTTCCGAAGTCAACCAGTTCGGCACGCAAACAGATTATGACCGAACTATGACTACTGCGGACACAGGGTGCGAGATCAATGAAAACTCGGTCTTGTGGATAGACGGAGCAGATCCGGAAGGTGCGTATAACTACCGCGTCAAGAAACGGGCTGCGTGGAAAAACTCTCTTCAATTTGCCATACAGGAAGTTGATGTCAGCACCTATGAAAAAGAGCAGCAGCAGGCAATGAAAGCGGTGAGTTTTGTTGCAAATCAAGATCGATCTAAGCGCGGATTCCCTGTCCAAAGCTCTTGACCGGTTAGAGGGATATCGGAAAAAAGTTTCCGATGCGGCTGAAACGATTGTGCAAACTCTGACAGAATCCGGTACGGAGCAGGCGAAGGAATTTGCTATGTACATGAATGCCTATGATTCCGGTGCGCTGGTCAATGGGATTGTAGGGAGAACATTTGGAAAGACCGGAGAAATTGCCGCTACGGCTCCACACAGCGCTTTCGTGGAATTTGGGACTGGCGTCATGGGAAAGGGAAGCCAGCATCCGAATCCCGGCCTTGCGGGTTGGAAGTACGATGTCAACAACCACGGGGAATCCGGTTGGTGGTATCTTGGGGATGACGGAGAATGGCATTGGACAAAGGGCATGCCAAGCCGCCCGTATATGTATGACACTGCGCAAATTCTACGGGAGAGCATACCGTATGTTGCAAAAGAGGTGATTGACGACGATTGATATTGAGAGCTTTATCTTTTCAAGAATCGCCACGGTCCTTCGAGAGCGCTACGGTGCGTATGTCACAGGAGAGTATACGGACTCACCGGCGAAGTTCCCATCTGTGACCATTGCAGAGGCTTCCAATACTGTGCTGCAGAAAATGCGTACCAGAAACATCGAGAATGCAGCAACGGTTCTGTATGAAGTAAATATTTACAGCAACAAAGTCGGGTATGGAAAAATGGAAGCGAAAGAGCTGCTGCAAACTGTGGATGAAGAGTTTTCCAAACTGAACTTTACACGTATTTTGATGAACCCGGTGGCAAATTTGAATGATGCCACCATTTACCGTATTGTCGCACGGTATCAAGCCGTTGTCGATAAAGAGTATAGAATCTATACAAATTGAGTGGGCTGACAGTGCCAAGTGCCATAGTGCCAAGTGCCTCCCAACCATCTAAAGGAGGAAATTAAAATGAGCATTCAACTGAGCACTGCCGGCGTAACTATGAAGTACGCCGTGGAAGCGACCTCTGGCACCCGTCCTACGACAGGCTATACTGAGGTCCCGGAACTGAAAGCAATCCCAGAAATGAACCCTGAACCGGATACGCTGGAAACAACCAACCTGAAAGAAACGGAATACAAAACCTACATTGCTGGCCTAAAAGATCTTGGCGGCGCGCTGGGCTTCACAATCAACTTGACAAAAGACAGTCTGGCCGCATGGAGCACTATGGTTGAGGCGTATGACGAAGCGGCCGGAGAGGGGAAGGCAATGTGGTTCTGTATTGATGTGCCCGGTCTTGCGAAGGATCTGTTCTTTACAGGCCAGCCTACGCCGCTTGGACTTCCCGGTATGGAGGTCAACAATGTGCTGGAAGCGACGGCCTATATTACGCCGACCAATGCCCCTGTTTGGGACGCAAAGCTTTCAGAGGTCTAATACATCGTGAAAAGGAGTTTTGAGCCATGAGCAAAATGAATGAAGAACGCGTAAACCCGATCCGGATCACCGTGGACGGGACTGTTTATGAGCTGGACTTTTCCAGGGAAAGTGTTGCCTTTGCAGAGCAGCGCGGCTTTAAGGCGGAAGATGTAATCGCATTCCCGAACACAAAAGTTCCGGAGCTGTTTTTCTATGCGCTGCGCAAGAATCACAAATTCATTGCCCGGACACAAAGCGACAAGCTTCTGGAGTCCATCGGCGGCATGACTGTTGCCATGATGGAACGCCTGATGCAGCTCTATAACCAGACTGCATATGCCCATCGCGTTATCACAGACGAGGAATTGGCAAAAAACTCCAATGTGACAGTGGAAATGTAATTTCGCTGTCGGAACTGTTTGAACGGGAATGTCCCTATTATCTTTCCATTGGAATGACTTGGGATCAATACTGGAACGGCGATGTCTGGATCATTGAACAATACCTTGCGGCGGAACGCATAAGGCAGGAACGTATCAATCAGGATGCATGGCTGCAGGGCATGTACATTTATGAAGCGGTTCTGGATGCAGCGCCGGTGCTTCATGCATTTGCCAAAAAAGGGACGAAGCCGAATCCATACAGCGATAAGCCTTATTCGTTCCGAAAAGGAAAAGAGCCGGACGAGACGCAGATTGAAAATGAGCGCTTGAAGGCGAGCCTTTTCTTTGAGAACTGGGCCAGAGCAAACCGGAAGATCGGATAATTTCCATCCATTCCAATAAATTGCACCTTGACAACCGAATATATGGATAGCGGAGATTTTGATTTAGAATCTACCATTTGAGAGGTTACGCATGGCGGGATATGCCCCCGCTGTCTCTCACAACATTGGTTGAACGCCAGGGATAGGTCGACGGGCCGAAAAGGGAGGTGCCACCTTACTCCCCTGCCCTGGGTCAACATATAAGGTGAAAACAAGAATTTAGAAAGGCGGTATATACTTGAATGACCTGATGATTTTGAATATCAGCGGTATTGAGTGCTTTGAAAAGGACGGAACTGCTTATCTGAAATTGGAAACCGTGGCCCGTGGACTTGGTTTTACAAAAACAGAAATTAAGAACGGTGTAGAGTACAACACGGTTCGTTGGGAGCGTGTATTTGGATTTTTGGATGAAATTGGTTTCGACCACAAGTGGGCGAAAGACGGTTATATTCCCGAAAATGTCTTCTATCGTCTCGCTATGAAAGCCAAGAATGAAACAGCGGAGAAATTTCAGGCAAAGATTGCCGACGAGGTAATCCCCTCCATCCGCAGGCACGGGGCTTATATGACTTCCGACACGATCGACAAGATGATAAACTCTCCTGAGTTTGGCATCAAACTGCTTACTGCGCTAAAAGACGAGCAGGACAAACGGAAGTCTTTGGAAGCCGAGCTGGATCGCAGCAAAGAATGGTATTCCATCAAACGAGTAGCACATATGAACGGCGTATCTCACAAGGCATTCGATTGGAGGAAGCTCAAGATTGAAAGCCAACGCCAGGGCTATGGGGTAAAAAAGATTTTCGACGCTAACTATGGGACCATTAACGTTTACCACATGAACGTTTGGGAGAAGGTTTATCCGCTGATGGAACTTTAAATGTTTTGATTGATTCTGTATTCCTCTTGTGCTATAGTCGATTCAGGGATTTTCCCTAAATTGGAAAGAGAGGAAGAACGAACATGGAGAAGATGAAGAAATGTAAAGCATGTGGAGCAGATATTGCGAAATCTGCGAAGATTTGCCCACACTGTGGGGCAAAGAACGGTGGTTCTAAAATACCGCTGATTATTGTAATTGTTATTGTTCTTTTGATTGTTATTGCAGCAATTGGCGGAAGTGGAAATTCAACCCCTCAAAAAGTAAATGGCGATGGATCTTCTGTAAATGAAGAAGTAACAATTAAATCCGAAGAAGATGTTCAAAGCACAGACCAAATTCAAACGGGTCTAAGAGATTATCAAACTATTTTGGACGATTATTCAGAAAGAATCAGGGACGCTGTTCCTGGATTGATAGAGGAATACAACACAGAGGCCACAAAAAACACAGAGGGACTTCAAGGGCTTGCGACATTAAGCAACGAAAAGATAAGCGAACTGGCCGAAATATCGAACGATGGCATTTCTGAAATGGCTGAATATTATTATCACACCGGAAGCGGATCGTATGATGAATATGAAGAGTGGGCCGGAAAGCTGATGGACGTTTACATGGAAGAGGCCGCAAAGATTCAAGAAGCGTATATGGATTCAGCAACGTAAAGCTTGTTATACTGCTATAGATTTAATTGCCCTCCGCAATTTAAAAGAGGGGGAGGAGGGGATTCCCTCCAATACATAAGGAGGAAGAAAGTATGAAACAGAACTTAAAAGGCTTTGTGACAGGAATCATTGTGTCTGCACTTGTTTTCTCCACGGTTGGAACCGCTTTCGCCAAAAGCGGAACTATTCAGAAGGAACTTGAGTACAACAACATTAGTGTCATGCTTGACGGGAAAAAACTGGACCTTAGGGATGCAAAGGGTAACTCTGTTGAACCGTTTATGTTTGATGGGACAAATTATTTGCCTGTACGCGCATTGGCTGAAGCTCTTGGACTGAATGTGACTTGGGATGGAACAACTCAGACTGTAAAGCTGAGTAGTACCACAGATGGAGAAAAAACTACAAACACCGGGAGCTATACAGATGGAAAAAACCATGATATTGAAATAACTGGAGCAACACTGTCTTATAGTTATAGTATTCCTACTTTATACTTGGATTTCAAAAATAATACAAATCAAAATATAAAAAGATTTGATATTTACGTTCTTTGTTATGATGCTTACGGGAATCAAATCGGAAGTCTATATAAGGGTTATAACGTAGAAACATTACCAGCAAATGAGTCTGGAAGCCAATATTGGGATTTAGTATTATATAATGGGGTACAAGAGGTAAGATTTGGAGTATATAAATATGTAACAGAAGATGGGGCTATTGTTGAGATACCAGAAGATTCTATTAAGTGGTGGAAAAAGGCATATTAAAAAATTAGATATGCACAAAATGATTTTTTTATAATTACGATTAATTGCCCTCCGCGCTATTTGAGTGGAGGGCAATTTTTTTAAGGAAACCGCTTGACTTCTGGTAGTGCATAATATATTATATAAGCACGACCAAAAGTGAGGTGATTTGAATGTCCCCGAGGGCAGGTCGACCGCCGAAAGGTGAGCAATCAAGAACTGGGAAAATCACAATTCGAGTTTCAGAACAAGAGGCACAAAAAATTCAAGAATGTGCTGACAAAATGAACTCAACTCGAACAGATGCAATAATGGCAGGAATTGATTTGCTCAAAGCGGATTTAGACAAAAAATAGAAGTAGCCCGCTACCGTGGAAAGTTTCGGACTACTTCAATCACCAGAGGTTCCCCACTGGATAAATCTATTCTATCATAGTGGGAATCTTTAATCAACAGGAGGTTTCCCATGAACGAAAGAAACAGTATTCAAGAATTGCTCAATCAGTTGGCGAACAGCGAACATTGGGTCAAGCGCATTGCCGCCGCCTATTTGGGTGTGAGGCCGGATCAAGTGGTTATCACGGTGAAGGAGGGCAGCGAAGATTAAGGGAAGAAATCATTTCGCTGCGCAATTCTGCAGCTGACGATTAAAAAGAGAGGTGCTCCACAAAGATGTTTGGCGACATCGGAGCACCCTCAGTTTAAGGTCAAGCATGTGATGAAGATTGACTTATTAGGAGGTAACCACATGAAGAGTGGAAACATTTCTCGCATGGAGAACGTCGCAAGATATGAGGCGACGGAAAATAAACTCACTCAGATCAATGCAATGTTCCAAATTATTTTGGAAAACATTTTCAGTTTTGACACGATTGAATTGAAAGAAGGAACAAGGGAAGAACTTGAAAAAGCTGCAGCTCTGTGCGCCAGTTATCCAACATGGCGGGAAGCCTTGCAAATGCTGAATGAGAACATCAGCGATCTGCGGGACGAGGTTGCAAACTATGCATTCCTCTGTGAAATGGAGGCCTGACATGAACGAACTTAAAGTTTTTAATTTCCGCGATGTGGACGTAGTAGACAGCAGGGACGTAGCGCAGATGGTAGGGCGAAGCCATAACGAACTTCTTAAGAGTATCCGCACTTACCAACAGTATTTAGCCGAGGGGAATTTCCCCCACGGCGCATTCTTCATCGGAAACAGCTACATCGATAACAACAATCAGGAACGCCCGTGTTTTTTAATTACTAAAAAGGGTTGTGATATGATTGCAAATAAGATGCCCGGAAAGAAAGGCGTATTGTTTACAGCGGCCTATGTCACTGCTTTTGAGAAGATGAACGAGCAGTTGAAACCACACACCCGCATCTCTCAAGAGGTTTCTCCAAACGGCCTTGCTAATCTGGTTCGCATCACAAGAAGGGTAATGCTGGATATGGGAAGCACACCGCAGCAAGTAGGCTATATGGTTAAGGATATGTTTTCCACTTGGAACGTTCCGATTCCTGCGTCTCTTGAAATGCAGTGTCCCGGACAGATCTGCTTAACGGCATTTCAGCAGCCGCCTCTTTTAGCGGAATAACATTTAATAATCGAGATCCCCGCTATCCATATATTCGGATGGCGGGGATTTTATAGTTTCAGAAAGAAGGCGCATGGATGTGAGGGAAGATTGGTCTGAATATTGGGCTGGTAAGGAAAAAGAATTAACGCAAACGGAAAGGCTTGGCTTGGCGTATTGCAGGCTTAATTGCTGGGAATGGGATGACTTTATTGGAGAGAAGCCAAAAGATTTTGATAAATGCGCGTATTCGAGCAAAAACCCGATTATAAGATTCCTAAAAGGCCAACATTCCAAATCATATTATATCACGCCGGCAGTACGGGCAATTGAGAAAGCAATAGGTGAAGCAGAAGTCAGCAGATGTTGGTGGAAATTTACTCTTGGAAGGACAGATAAAGAATGGGCAGAGTGGTATTTCTCAACACAACACCTTTAAACATTTAACGCAATAAACATTGTGATTATCGCGGTGAATATAGAAACAGTAATAGGAACAGCCACAGATTTAAACAGGAATGACGCAGAACGCAATAATATGGATTGCGTAGTATGCCATCCTTTATGACGAACATGCACCTGGAACGATGAAAAAGTTGATTTATTGTCGTAGGATATATAGTCATCATCTAACAAATCATTGAGAGCAGAGGTTAAAGAATGTTTAAATTTTGATATATCAACTTCTTTTGTATCCTTATTATTGATTGGATTTGTTTTTACGACCATTTCTTTTAAGAAAATAGAAACATTATTATCCTCGTATATTTGGGCTTTTTTCAAAAGATGTAATAAAAATAGTGATTGTATAGTCATTATATCACTCCTATTCCACGTGATTTTAGCACAAGAGAAAAGTAGGAGCAATAGATACACCAGTGCCAAGTGCCTCTCCCTTGATGGAGCTAACAGTGCCAAGTGCCATTTATTTTACCGAAAGGGGGAATTGGCACATGGCAGAGGCTACAATTGACAGCATCAAAATTGAGATCAGCGCATCGTCCGATGCTGCGGCTGAAAATATCAAAAAGCTGTCCGAGGCACTGAAGGAACTGAAAACGAGCACCAGCGGTGGTGTCCGCGGATTAAACACGATCAAGAAACAGCTGGAAGGGCTGAAAACCGCCTTGTCTGGAGCGGACAATTCCGGAACAAAGCTATCTAAAATTGCAAAGGGACTCAAAGCTCTTTCTGAAGTTCAAAAGTCGAGCGGACTTAGCTCTACGCTTAATGCGATGGCTAAGCTTCCTAATATTCTTACACCAAATATGGATGGGGCTGATAAAAAACTCTCTAAAATTGCAAAAGGATTAAATGCGCTTTCAAGTGTACAAAAAGCCAGTGGGTTAAATTCGACGCTCAATGCACTGGGAAAACTTCCGGATATTTCGAGCAAGCTTGCTCCAATGGACATGGACAAATTTGCTCAGTCCATCAAGAAAGTTGCTGCGGCGCTTTCTCCGTTGGCTACGGAAATGGAAAAAGTGTCGAAGGGATTTGCAGCATTTCCAATCCGCATTCAGAAGATCATTCAAAGCAATTCCGGTTTGACGGCATCCAATAAAAAGGCGGCAGACAGTTTTAACAGCGTCGGAAAATTCAGCTTGAAAAGCATTGCCAACCTTACTTTGTTTGGATTTGGGATTAATGCTGTTGCCGATGTACTAAGCGGGTTTATTACAAATATCAACGCCTATGTGGAAAATATGAATCTGTTTTCCGTTTCTATGGGCGAATATTACAGCGAAGCGATGGAATATGCAGAGCTGGTGCAAAGCAAACTCGGCATTGATATTTCTGAATGGACGAGAAACCAGGGCATTTTTATGTCAATGGCAAAGGGCTTTGGCCTTGCAAACGATCAGGCCTATAACCTGTCCAAAGGGCTGACTGAACTTTCCTACGATATTTCTTCGTTCTTCAATATCAGTCTGGATGCGGTTGGTGACGGCGCGTTTGCGAAAGTCCAGTCCGGTATTTCGGGTGAATTGGAACCGCTTCGCAGGCTCGGATATGCGCTGGATGAAGCAACACTTCAGCAGGTAGCATATGACCACGGTGTAAACCAGTCGATCCGCACGATGACACAGGCGCAGAAAGCCATCATTCGCTATACAGCGATTGTGGAGCAGTCTGCCCGCATGGGCGTCATTGGAGATATGGCAAAAACACTGGAGTCCCCGGCAAATGCACTTCGTATTCTACATATGGAATTTAAGTCGCTGTCCCGCGCCATCGGAAGTATTTTTATTCCTGCTTTGGTGAAGATCATTCCAGTTGTGCAGGCGGTCGTAGAAGTTTTGACTGAATTCGCACAGGCGCTGGCAAAGCTGTTCGGCTTCAAGATGACAGACTGGTCTTACTCTGATTGGGAAGGCATGGGCAATGCGATTGATTTTGGCGCTGGGGCGGCAGATGACATGGCAGACGGCATGTCCGATGCGGCAGCGGCGGCAAAGAAGCTGAAAGATTATACGCTTGGGATTGACGAATTAAATATTATTAAGCCCGATACAGGGGCAGGCGCTTCCGGCGGCAGTGGTGCAGCGGGCGGCGCTGGATGGGAAAAAGACTGGGATCTGGATAGTGTTTGGGATGAATCTGTGCTTAAAAACATTACCAGACAAGTGGACGAGCTAAAAGATAAATTGCGTGGGGTTTTAACTGTAGTTGGCCTTGTCGGAGCTGGATTACTGGCTATGAAACTTTCTCCGTACATTATGAGCGGTATTGAATTGTTGAAAGCTGGTTTGAAAGAAGCTTATGGAAGAGCGCTTTTACTGAAAAGCGCATTAACCGGAATGAGCTTACACGGAATAATTGCTCAGATTCCTGTTTTGCTTGGGCTATCTACTATGGCCATGAAAATTGCCCCGTTTGCAGCAGCAATTGCGGTTATTGCAATTCGTTTTAAGGATTTGTATGACAACAGCGAAACTTTCCGGAAAGGATTGGCGCGCATAGACAATCTTGCCCGATCTACCTTTTATATTATTCGGTCTGCAGTTGGAGACGTAATTGATAAGTTAAAAGAAGCCGGTCTGGCAGTACTTGATTTGCTCCCGGAAGGGCTACGGGAAAAAGTTATAGGGGTCATTGAATCAATCGGGAATTTTATCAGTTCTCTTGATCTTGATTTGGGAGACTTACTTACGACACTGGCCGGAATAGCACTACTGTTTGTTCCTGGAGGGCAGATCGCAGGTGCAGCGGTTTTGGCTTTTGAAGGAATTTCCATTGCGATCCGGGCACTTGGCGATGTCAGTAATGAACAGTGGCAGCAGATGTATCAAACTGCAATGTCTGCTGTCCGAGGAATGGTCGATGAAGTAGTCGGATACATAGGAAATTTGATTCGGGCATTTGCGACAGCAATCAGTGGCATTTACAACATTATCAGTGGATTTCTGAGCGGAGATTGGACAAAAGTTTGGTATGGTATAAAGCAAGTTGCTGCTGGTGCCTTTACTGCCATACTTTCTACTGGAGAGTTAGTGTTCAATACAATCAACGCTGTTGCAAAAGCTGTGTTTGGAGTTGATTTGAAAGCTGTAATTGAGAGTATCCCATCTTTTTTCATCAATACCTTTAACAATATCAAAGCAGGCGTAACTGTAATTATTACTACAATTGTAAATGACATTAAGGGGATTTTGGGCGGAATTATAACGTTTCTGAAAGGTGTTTTTACATTAGATTGGGAAACAGCATGGGATGGAATCAAGCAGGTAGTGGACAGTGCTGTCGATTTAATTTTCAATATTGAAACTTGGAAGCAGATTGGGAAAGACGCATTGGATGGCTTGTTTCAAGGGCTTGCAGACATTGGCAAAAAAGTTGAAGGTTGGGGAAATTCTCTTCTGAAAGCAATTCTTGAATTCTTCGGAATTAATTCCCCTTCTACAGTGTTCCGAGATGAGGTTGGTGTTTATCTTGGCGAAGGCATTGCAGAGGGCATGATCCAAAGCACACCCGCCATCACAGCGGCAGCGCAGGGGATCGCGGACAGCGTGCAAAAGGTGTTCAATGGAATTTCCTATGACCCCGGTACAAACTACATGGCACTGATTAACGCGGCGAAAGAATCCGGAGATTTTGAAGAGGCTGCGCGGCTGGAAACCATCCGCAATGCGAAAATCGATGGCGAAGGACTCAACTGGGAAAAGACCTTTGATTTCACTGGTGTCACGGATCAGTTCCAGCAGGTGGCAGATCAGTTCAGCGTGCAGACAGATGCAATGAATACCGATTATTCCGAATTTGTCATCCAGACAAAGACTTCTACGGAAAGCATTAAAACGGATGTCCTTGCCTCCATCGAGACGGTAGACACAGCACTGAAGACTTTTATCACACAGACAACAAATAACTTCCGCACAATGGCGAAACAGAGCAACGCGCAAATTCAGTCCATTATCAGTGCTCTCAATGCAATTCCTCGCAACATTACAACCGTACATACGATTGTGACCCGGAGCGTTTCAGGCGGATCTGGGAGCACAAAGGGATATGCTTCCGGCGGATTCCCAGATACAGGGGAACTGTTTTTGGCGCGGGAAGCTGGCCCTGAGTTGGTGGGACAAATCGGGAAGCGCACTGCAGTTGCCAACAACGCGCAGATTGTGGAAGGCATCCGTTACGGTGTGGCCGACGCAAATGCAGAGCAAAACGCTCTTTTGCAGGAGCAGAATGAGCTACTGCGCGCCATCCTAAATAAGTCTGGGGTGTACTTGGACGGGAAGCAGCTCAAGAAATCTGTAGACAAGGCCAGCCGCAGCAGCGGAGCGAATATTTTGATCGGGGGTGTCGTGTAATGCGCTCAATGGTAACGGTAGCAGGGACGGCACTCCCCGAACCGTCGACATACAGTGCTACAACAAGCACAGTGGTGGACAGCGGAAGAAACGTGAAAGGCTATGTCATTGCAAGTGTCATCCGCAGTGGAATTGCAAAGGTGGAACTGAGCTGGAATTTTATATCTGCTCAGGATTGGGCGAATGTGATGTCTCTATTTAACAAAAGTTTTTTCAACAGTGTAACGTTCTTTTGCCAAGATTCCAACAAGTGGGAAACACGGACGATGTATGTTGGAGATAGAACCGCCAGCGTATTTCTTCGCAATCCGGATGGGAGTATCAAAGGGTACACAGGGGCGAAGCTTTCACTGATCGAGGTATAAGCTATGCAGAATGTATCGCAGAAGTGGAAAGACAACCAAGAGCAATATCTTGTGGGGGAAAGCTATGTTGAGATTATCTTGAATGTAGGCGATCCGGAATCACAGGAGGATGCATCGGTCAGTGACAACGGATCAGATGAAATTTCCAATACGCCGCAGATTGTGGACGGTACAGATAAAAACGTGCTTCCATATGCTTTGTTGGAGCTTAACAGCTGGCTCCTAAGCAGCAACCGGATCATTCTTCCGGATGTTCCGCCATATGGGGATACCGGATACATCGGAAATGTTCTCAGCGGTGACGATGGCTCTTTTTCGAGTATTCCAACCATTACGATTTCGTTTTCAAAGCTGTTCACCAGTGTAATTCCAGGCATAACCATTGATTGGGGAATGGCCTATGGAGAGTATGCAGACAGTTTTCTTGTGACGGCATACAGTGGGGAATCTGTATCTGCTTCGGCCACTGTTACGGGGAACCGGAACGTTTCTTCTGTCGTAAATCTGGATATAGAGGAATACGACAAGATCGTCATACAGATTACAAAATGGTGCCTGCCCCACCACAGAGCGAGGATTTCCAACATTCTGGTTGGCATTAAACAGACATATTCCAAAACCGAACTTATGAATTACAGCCACACCATAGAGGTTGATCCCGTTTCTGCTGCGCTTCCAACCATTGAAATCGAGTTTTCGATCTCTAATCTGAACGGGCAGTATAACCCGGATAATCCGCAAGGTGCTGAGAAGTATTTAATGGAGCGGCAGGAGATCACGGCACGTTATGGGTATCTCATCGACGGCGCTATTGAATGGATCCCGGCTGGAACATTTTACATGAGCGAATGGGACACGCCGCAAAACGGCATTACAGCCAGCTTTAAGGCGCGCGATATGCAGGAACTTATGACGGATACTTATTCCGGCCCAGTTGAGGGAACGCTTCTTGAGATTGCGACAGCGGCATTTGAACAGGCTGCGTTGCCAAAGCAGAAAGACGGGAGCAACCGGTGGATCGTTGATACGTCACTTGAAACAATCCATGCTCCTGAGGGGGCAAGCCTGGACGGAAATACAATTGCCGAGGTGCTGCAGTATGTAGCGAACGCGGCCTGTTGTGTGTTCTATCAGGACAGGGGAGGTATTTACCATATTGAACCGCTGCCCAGTGGAGTTACCGATTATGAAATAAACCAGTTCCGAAGCTATGAAAATTCTGAAATCAGCCTCAGCAAGCAATTGAAAGCCGTTTCGATCAATGATGGAGCCGCGGTGGTTTCTTTTGGGAGCGCAGGAGAAACGCAGGATGTGAACAATCCTCTGGTATCGGCTGAACGGGCTGAAACGGTTGCTACATGGATCGGAAACTACTTGAAGAACCGACGCATTCTGAGCGGGGAATTCCGGGCAGATCCGAGATTGGACGCTTTGGATAGGGTGAGCAATGAAAATCAGTTCGCACAGAGCACGGTTCTGGTTACATCCATTAAATACACCTATAATGGAGCATTCCGCGGGACTTATGAAGGCCGGGCGGAAGCATAAAGGAGGAACTTATGTCAGTCAAAAAAGTTCAGTTTTCTATCAATGGGCAGACCTATGATCTGACCTATGATGCGGGAAGCCAGCAGTACAAAGCTACTATTACTGCTCCGTCCACGACCAGCTACAACGAAAATGAAGAACACAAGTTTTACGGGACAGTTACCGCAGAGGACGATGCAGGGAACCGGGTCACAGCGACAAAGGATGAGTTTGAGGAATTAAAGCTACGTGTCCTTGAAAAGGAGAAACCTGTCATTGCGGTAACATATCCGACCGCAGGCGCTTATATCACCAGTGCAGCCCCAGTGTTCAAGTGGAATGTGACGGATACCGGAAGCGGGATTGATACAAGCAGCATTTCAATCAAGATCGATGGGAATACTGCTGTAACAAGCGGGATTGAAACGTCTTCCATTTCCAATGGATATGCCTGTACATATACGCCTTCGGAAGCGCTTGGAGAGGGTTCACATACCGTATATTTCAATGTAAGCGATCACGACGGGAACACTGCAACACAGGCCAGCGTCACATTTACTGTGGATACGATTCCGCCCACGCTGGTTATTACGTCTCCGGCTGAGGGTCTGGTCACCAATCAGAGCAGCATTCTGGTTTCCGGAAACACCAACGACGCAACCTCTTCGCCGGTCACCGTTAAGGTACAGGTGAATGGAGGAATCGCACAGTCGGCAGAGGTCGCACCGGATGGAGCGTTCTCGATTAATGTTACGCTGGCAGAGGGCAGCAATACCATCCGGGTTGTTGCAACTGACAGTGCTGGCAAGAGCACCACGGTAGAGCGGTCGGTTGTACTCGATACGGGCGCTCCGGTGATTACGGCTATTACGTTGACGCCTAATCCTGTAGATGCCGGCGCAACGTATATCGTATCTGTTACTGTGACAGATTCCTGACATGGTCAAACGGGTATATGGGAAATGCGATAACGTTGAGATTGTGTTTACCCTGAATGAGTATACGGGGCGGTGGGAAACCACCGTCCCGGCATCGGAAGATAATACTTATATTTTTGAATTGTGGGCAGAGGATGAGGCAGGGAACCGAACCTATTTTGCAGCTGTCAAGGTCACAGTGGATCTTGATTTGCTTCAATTTCGTTTTTCCGTGTTGGAAGTTGGTGCGGGATTCACAATGGAAGAGGTTTTGGAACTGTTCGGTGCGTCACGCTTCAAAAGCGAAGCATGCATAAAGGATTATTGCAGTTCCTTTTGGATGGATGAGTATAGAGCAGAACTCACACAATATGAGCTGGTTGGAGGGTGAAAATGGAAGAGAAAGTTTTACAGCTTGGAGAGCGCAGAGCAATCACGCTTAAAATCTGGCTGAAAGACAATGCAGCATTTACACCGCAGAATTGCGAATGGGATTTGAGCTATACGGATTCCAAAGAGGCCCAGGGGACGATTCTCCCAGAGCAGGACGGGGCTTATTGGAACTTGCGCTGCGAAATACAGCCTAAACGACGCACGGTATACAACCTTACCTTTACCTTTCAGGTTGGATCGGAAATTGTGAAGAAAGCAATCCGGATTCGGGTGATTTGATATGGCAGAAAAACAGATCCGTTCTGGTCAGTTTTCAGCATGGTCCGGAAGCGAAATTTTACCAGGTGGCCCGAGTTTGCGACCGCGAAATTGGGAGGAACAGGATCAGTTAGGTCTAACTTGGGAACAAATTGATGCGCTGAATTGGGACTGGTATTTGTGGGGCTATGGGTCTGCTGGGCATCTTGAGATTACAGCGGTCAGCCTATCGCCTAATCCGGTGGACTGCGGGGCCACGCTGCAGGTTTCTGTTACAGTGGAGATGGTGTTGACATGATTATAGATGAGCTTATCACAAACAGAACACAGGAAGATGCTTCTTACGCTGCGGAACTGGCTGCAAAAGGGCAGGACATGACTGCGGAAGAATGGGTCGCTTATTTGGCAGGGCTTCGCGGAGCGTATAACTACACTGACCTAAACCGTGTTACAGAGGCAATGGAGTACATCAACGGCCGGCTTTCTGGGTATGGATATGAGACAGGATATCGGGATATTAAAATTCTCCATGATGAATCATTAGACCCATATCGCTGGTATGAAACGGATAAACCTAAGGAAGAGCAAATGGATCAGTATCTTTCCAATGTAAAGGCTATCCGGAGAACGCTTGAATTACCTTCAGATACGCCGAATACTCCGGAAGATATGGAAGCGTTGACATATGAAGAAGCCAACGATATAGAGCAGATCCTTGTAATCGTGGAAGAAATCATGAACCGGGTTATTTCCGGGTTTCGTCGGAGCGGTCAGTTTGCGTTTTGGAGCGGAACGTTGGGGCTTCCATGCGCAGACAGTGATTTCGGTCGTACATGGGAGGAATTAGACAAAATGGAACGAGAGTGGGACGATTTGGAAAACGCAGACTGGTATCTTTTGGCCTATGGAAATTTGGGGGTGACAAAATGACTGATTTAACGTTCCAAGATCCAAAAGGGCTTGTGAATCGTGCAGCATTTAATGAACGGTTTTCAGTTCTGAATGAACTGTATCGGTATTGGTGGAAGCGGATAGGTGTAAATGGATCCATCCAAAAAAGTGACATTACTGCTCCTGTTATCATTGGGGACAAATCTGCAGGCGTATCGATTGCGTATGGTACAGATCTAAAAATTAAATCAGATGGATCTGCAGAGATTGTTGACCCAATTGAATATAAAACCACTTGGATGTCATCCGACGGAGCACAGGAAGCGGCAGAGACGCTTGCATCTTTTGCTCCATGCTATCTGCGAGGCTTAACCGGTGACCCTGGCAATATATATTACCTTCCGAACGGCACAACCTATGGAAAAGAATTCGATCTTCCGCTTCAAACAATATCGTACCAAACAAGTAACGTGTCCTTACAAGTAGACGGCGTTTCTGTAAAAGCACAAAAAGTATCTGTTAGCACAGAAATATCTGATTGGGAATATGTATTCTCTGATAGCCGCAATGCTTATCCTGATAGCGGAGAGAAAAACGGATACGAATATCAATACCTCGGTATTCCGTTTGAGAATGCGAGGGAGGCGCCGAAGATCGTCACAGGAAGCTATACCGGAACCGGGACGTATGGGTCATCTAATCCTAATACGCTTACGTTTGAGTTTGAGCCGAAAATTGTGATTATTGATGTGGACAGTGCACAGTACGGCGCAATGACGGCTGGAATTTATATTTGGGGGAACACGATAATGTCTTCTGTATCTTCTAATGATAGTGCACTTAATATTGTTAGAACTACCGGAAACACCATGTCATGGTACTCGCAAAAATCGATGAACGGCGCACAAGGACAATTTAATATTTCTGGAATAACCTATCGCTATGTCGCCATTTTCTAAAGGGGGAATGACCTATCAAAGATCGTAACGTTGAGTTCCCGAACCGCTACAAATTCACGAAAGTAGAAGGAACGGATGATATTTATGATATTGAACCTGCTCCCGGAGAGGTCGAAGAAGAAGGGGATTATTTCAATAAAGCGAATATGCTGCAGGATGCTACAGCAGAGAAATATGGTTTGGATAACACGGCAGTTCCAAATGGTGTATTTAATCTTCTGTGTGACTCTCCAGAGCACATTGGAGATCTAAAACAAAGCTTACGGAAAGACATAGGAGATCCATGGCTTTTGTGCAATGGTGAGCAGTTCCGCACAGACGATTACCCAGAGCTGGCTAAGTTGTGCAACAAAGAGCTGACGAAGTATCAGACACTCTACGATCTCGGTAAGATTGTCGAAGAAACTCATCCAGGCTATTCTCGCATTTTTCAAATCATTTACGTCAAAGAAAAAGGAAAGTGGTACGTATACTCAAGCAACTTCTATGATGGAAATTATCCGTGGAACTATTTCCGATTGACTATTGTTGATGCTGTAACAGGTGCTGCAGAGGGCCACGAAGTAAAAATATTGAATGAGGACTATAGTTTCTATCTGGACTATGCTTTGATAGCATACAACAATGGACAATTTGCTTCAATGCATTCGTTGGATAGCGACAAAGCGCCTTTAATTTTATGGAGTACGGACGGTTACAATTTTACGGTTGATACACTTGGCAATAAGTTGGCATCTGATTACAAGTACTGGAGTTTCGATTATCTGATTGCATACAATGGAGAATTTGTTGGAGAAGCAATCTATAGGTGGAGTAACGGATACGAAGTGCGAATCTTTCACGCTCCTACTATCGAAGAATTTATCAATGTTTCAACATACCGAGCTACGAAGACGACAATTACAAATAGTTGGAGCCCATTACCAAATGCCAACGAGTGGTATAAAAGAACTGAACAATATGGTCAAGCAATTGTAGAAATGGAGTGGAGCAGTAACAGCTCTTGGTGTCCGCATACCTTAATAGACACTGCTTTTGAACCACACTACTTTGATTCTGCTAAATACACGCGGGATACTGGAACCACTGTCAATATAAGCAATGGCGTTACATTCAGAAAAATTGGAAAGTATTTTTTCATGTTTTCAAACTATGGAAGTGGCGATCAGTATCATGCTTATGGGTACTGCGATACCTATAACGGAACATATAAGTACTGTCCAATGGTTAAAGCGTTTAATAACTTGGATTTTGATTATGATGAAGAAAGCGGCCTGTATTACAGATATCAATTATCTGGAAATAATTTGCAACTCGTCTATGCAACATCTTTGACGGATACAACGGTGACTACGCAGACAATTGCGACTATACCTGGCGACACTAACATTATACAATTCTGGAAGTCTGATCTGTCAATGGGCGGATTGCTGTCTTGTAAAAATGTTATTGTGCAAAATCCGACAGGTGAGCTGGAATCTCCCGTATTACCCACTATAAGTGACTCTACACATTATACCTATGTGAAAGCAAAAGATCGATGATAGATAATTTCCCACCAAAAAGCTGTCTTCAAAAAGAAGTAAACGGTATTTGATGGGCCAATGAAAAAACCGCCCCCCTTTTGGGGAGCGGTACAAGAAAGGACTTGTTCTCGGTGTATCTCTATCAGATCGTTAAAAGAGAAAGGAATCTTTCAAGACACCGATACTGTCCACTGATACTATACCACCATTTATAAAAAATAGCAATGGGGGGGAATCCAAATGAATTACTACTTACATCCAAAGAAAAACGAGAACGGGAGTTATTCCAACTTCCAGAGTACGCCGTTTCGCGGGGCCATCGAACTGACAGAGGAACAGGCGAAAACCTTTCTTGCTTACAATGGTTTTGTGACCATCCAGCGGATTGAGGACGAGGAAACGGGCGAGATCGGAACGCTGGTGGAACCAAACATGGAAGCATGGGAAGCGTGGGTGGCGGCGCAGGCGGAACAGCCGGAAGAGCTGGAACCGGAACAGCCTGTGACATGGGCTGCGATGGCTGCGGCGATCCGGAAAGGAGTGAATGAAATTGACTGATCAGAAGTATGTTCTGGAAACCCTGCGACGTGCAGGGAAATCGGCAGCGGCACAGATCCAGACGGCGGCGCAGGATATGACTGGCACACAGATTTATGCAGAGGATGGATACATACCGGATTTCAAAGCGGCAGCGGAACGGAAGAACATGCTGGAACGGGCGGTTGGATTTGTCTGCAAGTCTTCCGCCGGGCGTGTAGTACGGCTGCTGCAGCCCTATGACAGTTCCGTGTATCCGCAGGATCCGGAGGAGCTTCCCGCGCAGTGGGGCTTTGTCTGGTCAACGGATCCGGAAAAAGCGCTTCCGTTTATCGCGCTGGGCACCAGTCCCTATGCTACCGGTGATTGCTGCACGGAAGGCGGCCATGTGTGGCGTTCGAAGATGGACAACAACACATGGAACCCGAACGAGTATCCCAGCGGCTGGGAAGATCTGGGCGAAGTTACCAGATAAGGGGGGACGCACTTGACGGAATGGGGTGTAGTGGTGGTGCTGATTACGCTCGGCACCTTTGGCATTGCGGTGGTTCGCCCGATCATTACATTGACCAGCACGATTACAACGCTGACGGCAGTAGTGGAGCAGCTCCGAGCGGATGTCAAGGAACAGGAAGAGCACAGCCGGGAGAGCCACAAACGGATTTGGAGCCATAACGACGAACAGGACAAGCAGATCAATGAGCATGAAAAGAAGTTGACGGAACACGAAGGACGCATCCGCAATCTGGAAAAGCGTCATTAAAAGTTTATTACGGGCACTGCCCGTAAAATATATTACAAAGGAGAACGAAAAAATGGGAAAAGCAACTGAAATTATTTTAAGCTACAGCAAAGGCGAGATCACGGTGGAAGAGGCCAACAAGAGACTGGCGGAATGCACGGCGGGTCTGCAGCTGGACCCGATGAAGAACGCGATCACCGGCGCGGAGATGGCGCAGACGCACTCGGACGGCACGCCGGCGGGCACCACGGGCTGGGGCTTCATGAACCACGGTGTTGGCACGCCGGAGAAGATGCACGTCACAGCGGGCAAGCTGGACTATGACACGGGCTTTGATGTGAAAGGTAATGCGCCGAAAGCCACGCTGTACATCGCAGGCTATGCCTTTGCTGTGGTGAGGGATCATATCGAGGTGAAAGTGGATGAAGGTTAATATTCCGGTTCGCCTGAAAAACCCGTGGTTCTGGGTAGGCGTTGTGTCCATTATCATTACGGCGCTTGGCGTGGATCCGCAGCAGTTTGTGAGCTGGGAAAGCCTGGGCGGGTACATTGTGGATGTGCTGAAAAACCCGGTGCAGCTTGTGACGGTGGTGCTGGCGGTACTGGCGGTCTTTATTGATCCAACCACCGCAGGGATCAGCGACAGCTCGCAGGCGCTGCGCTATACCAGCCCCAAAAAGAGCGAATGAAAAAGCCGCCCCTTGAGGGCGGCAGAAATTGACAAAAAGCGGAAACATATGATAAGATAGGCAAAGCCAGTAAGAGCGGCGAGGTTGTTCCCCCATTAAGGGGGTGACCGCATGAACGTGGCAGAAACCATTGCGTTACTTATGCTTGTGATTGCGGCTATCAAGTTAGGCACCGACCTAAAGAAATAACCGCCACCTAATGGCAGCGGCGATTTCCTCGGATTCTAAATTCGATTGGGAACGACCGCCCCGGCAGGCATGCCGCTCTTACTGGCTTTATTCTATCGCAGAGAGCCGCTTTTGTCAACTCATTTGACAGGGCGGCTTTTTTGTTGCCCGGAAAGGAGCGATACATGAGCAAGGTATTTATTGGCGTGGGGCATGGCGGAAGCGATGCTGGCGCTGTGGGCAACGGACTGAAGGAAAAAGAGGTCAATCTCTCCATTGCGCTGCATCTGCGGGAAGAATTGCAGCGCCACGGTGTGACGGTTGGAATCAGTCGAACGGTGGATGAGGACGATCCCACCAGCGAAGAGGTGAAAGAGTGCAACGCATTCGCGCCGGAGTATGCGGTGGACATCCACACTAACGCCGGCGGCGGGGAAGGCTTTGAGGCCTATCACACCCTGAGCGGCGGCCAAGGCAAGGTAATGGCGCAGAACATCGAAGCAGAAGTCATCAAGATCGGGCAGAAAAGCCGGGGATTGAAAACCAGAGCGAACAGTGCGGGCAAGGATTATTTCGGCTTTATCCGGCAGACAAAGTGCCCGGCGGTGATTTTGGAATGCGCGTTCATTGACAGTACGGACGCGCAGAAGATCAATACGGAGGAAAAGCGCAGAACGTTTGCTGCAGCATATGCCAAAGGCGTTTTGAAAACGCTGGGCATTGCATATAGAGAGGAGGTGCAAACCATGACGAAGGAGGAAGCGGAAAAGATTCTGCAGGACAAGGCGGGGCTGGATGCGTATACGATTCAGTTCCTCGGTGCTTACAAGTACGGGGAAGATCTGATGGTAAAGTTGGCAAAGGCGATGAGATAAGAAAGGACGTGGATTATGAGCGCAAGAGTAAAATTACCGGAACCGCTGGGAAAGCTTTTGCGCTCTCAGCTCGAAAAGGCAATCTACGAGTCGGCTTTGCACAAGGATGACGAACTGATTGCCAAGCGAAGAATTATTGATAAATGGGATCAGATTGATGTAGCAGCGGAGCTGGGCTGGTATCGTGGTGCTGTGAGTACCCACGAAAAATATGTATTCCAAAGAGTTGCTGACGTAGCCAAAAGTCTCTACACAAATCAAACATAAATCATACATAACCCCGACTGGGATCAACCCCAGCCGGGGTATTTTTCTGCGACAATATAGGCATGGAGGACGTGGGGATTCAGGGTTGGTACACGTCGCCACCCTCCTCACGATCCTCCTTATTTTTTACATAAGGACGTGTTCAAATGGAAAATGGAAGAGAATTAATTAGCCGTTTAGTGCGATGTGGTTTTACAGAATCAAATGCGACGGATATTTGTCAGAAATATGCCTCAGTTGAAGATTGGGCTGCGCTGGAATCATTTATTCAATCTGCAGAAACTTATCATGACGCAGGAGTGGAGTTATGAATTTTTATAATTATGGAGGATATCCAAATTACGCTCAAATTCCTCCCTCGATTCAGCCTCAATATGCACCGCAGATGACACAGCAGACTCAACAGCAGCCAGCTACTCAACCGCAGGTGAATTTACCCACCTTCAATGTAAGGCCTGTTACAAGCCGTGAGGAAGCGATTGCAAGCCAAATCGATTTTTTTAATCAGGGTACGTTAATGCCAAATCTGGCCAAAGGTGAAATTTATTTGAAGCGTTTTAACAACCAAACGGGTGCTTCAGATATTTTTACGTTCCGCGCTGAACAGGAACAGGCTACCCCTGATTACGCTTCGTCTAAGGATATCCAGGAATTGCAGGAAAAGATTTCTGGACTCCAATCGGAAATTGAAAAATTGAAAAAGCGTGGAAAGGTGGTAAAGGGCAATGATTCCGATGCCGAATAATCCCATGCAAATGCTTATGCAGATGATGCAGGGAGGCGGAAACCCAATGTCGTTTTTTGAACAAATGGGAAGAAACAATCCGCAAGTGCAGCAATTTAATCAGATGATCCGTGGAAAAAATTCAAATCAACTTCGTAGTATGGCAGAAAACATTGCCAAAGAACGCGGGATTGATCTTGACCAGTTTATGAAACAGATGCAGAACACATTCCCAAGAGGCGGGAAGAGATAACAGATTCAAGCATTCTCACTTTTCAGTTTTCGGCCTTGATAAAAACCGAGTGTGATTTTGACACATTCGGCAGTGCGCAGGCCGATGTGATATAACGGAAAAGGAGATAAAATTATGGCTGATGATTCTATGGCTTTGGGCTATGCGCTTGGTCAAGACAGCAACAATGGGAACGGAAATGGCATGTGGGGCGGAGATGGCTGGTGGGCC